AAGACTAGGGGGATAACAGTCCCCCTAGTCTAACATTTTATTAAAGGTATGATATGGCAGAACAAGAACAAAAATCGGCTAGCGGTTTCAATATCTTTGGTTTTGAAATCAAAAGAAAAAAATCAGAAGACGATAAGAATATAAAGGCATTAGTCCCAAAAGTTGATGAGGATGGTCCAGGATATGTGACCGCTGCTGGTTCACATTTTGGTCAATACGTTGATATCGACGGAAATTCTGCAAAAGATAATTATCAATTAATTATGAAATATAGAGGTATTGCTCTATATCCAGAAGTCGATTTGGCTATTGAAGATATTGTAAACGAAAGCATTGTTGGTTCTGACACAGGTTTTGGTTTGGATTTAGTTTTAGATGATGTGAATATCTCGAAATCAATAAAAAATAAAATCAAAGAAGAATTTGAACAAATTTTAAGTATGTTAAAGTTTTCAGATTTAGGTCATGATATTTTTAGAAGATGGTACATTGACGGTAGAATATGTTACCAATTGATTGTAAACGAAACAACACCAAAAAAAGGTATTCTAGAAATTCGGCCAATCGATACCTCAAAGCTTAGAAAAGTTAGAAATGTTACCAAAAAACGAGACCTAAAAACTGGGGCAGCAATCATTGATAAAGATGAGGAATTCTTCATTTATCAAGAAAAGGTAGCAAATAACGCTAAACAAATACAAACGCCTCTGAATGTTGGGGGAGTAAAGATTTCAAAAGATTCTATTCTATATACAACTTCCGGTCTACTAGATGAAAATATGAAAACTATTATTTCATATCTACATAAAGCACTAAAACCCACAAACCAATTGCGAATGATGGAAGATTCATTAGTTCTTTATCGACTCGCTAGGGCACCAGAACGAAGAATTTTTTATGTAGATACAGGTAATTTGCCGAAAGGTAAAGCAGAAGAATATATGAAGGGCATTATGGCCCGTTATCGGAATAAATTAGTATATGATGCGAGTACGGGTCAAGTAAAAGATGACCGAAAATTCATGGCGATGACAGAAGACTTTTGGATGCCCCGTCGAGAGGGAGGTAGAGGTACCGAAGTTTCTACTCTACCGGGTGGAGAAAATCTTGGTCAAATTGATGATATTGTCTTTTTCCAGAAAAAATTATACAAGGCGCTTGGTGTTCCAATTTCGCGTCTTGAGCCAGAAAACAATTTTGCACTGGGAAGATCAAACGAGATAACAAGGGACGAACTCAAATTTCAAAAGTTTATTGATCGACTACGCAAAAGATTTTCACTCTTATTCAAAGAAGCGTTGAAGCGTCAACTTATTCTAAAGAATATCATTACGGAAGAAGACTGGGATGAATGGTCTGGTAATATTATTTTCAAATATGATAGAGATAATCATTTTACCGAATTAAAAGAAGCCGAATTGCTTCGTGAAAGATTACAGAACATGGATATTATTCAAAACTATGTCGGGGAATATTTCTCAAAAGAATGGGTAATGAAAAACGTTCTTGTCATGGACGAAGATGAAATAAAAAACATGAAAACGCAATTGGAAAGCGAAGCACCAAAAGAAGATGAGGACGGCCCGGCACCAGATCAGGCTCCGCCAGAAGATGAACAAGTTCCGCCAAGTTCAGGACAAAAACATTCTATAGATATTAACGTAAAGGGTGGAAAATAATAAATTTACGTTAAAAACCTAAAACATATAAATAAATAAAAAAGGAAGATTTAAGATGAGCGAAGCAGTAAAAAATATTATTGATAATATCTTAGATAACAATTACGTTGAAGCTGAAAATGATATTCATGGGATTCTGAATTCTAAGATTTTTGATGCATTTGAAGAAATTCAGACCTCTATGGGTTCCGAATATGCCGCAGCCGAGGTTGCTGAGGACGTTGATGATACCGATGAAGACGAAGACTGGGACGACGATGATGAGTACGAAGACGACGCATGAAACTTATAACTGAATACGTCGATGCAGAACTAGAAGTCATTACCGAGGCTACCGAAGGTGGTCCTAAAAAGTATGCTATCGAAGGCATCTTCATGCAGTCGGAAGCAAAGAATAGAAACGGCCGCATTTACGAAAAAAAGATTATGGAAAATGCTGTTAATAAATATATAGAAGACCAAGTAAGCCAAGGTCGAGCAATCGGCGAATTAAATCATCCTCAAGGACCTACGATTAATTTGGATAAAGTCTCCCACAAAATCGACAAACTTCGGTGGGAAGGTAATAATGTTATTGGTAATGCATCCATTCTTAACACACCCTGCGGAAATATCGTAAAAGGTCTTTTAGAGGGAGGAGTAAAATTAGGCGTCTCTACAAGAGGTATGGGCAGCCTTGAACAAAGAAATGGTGTAAATTATGTTAAAGATGATTTTGTATTGAGTACGGTGGATATTGTTCAAGATCCTTCAGCGCATGATGCCTTTGTAAATGGTATTATGGAAGGTGTTGAATTCTTTTATGATGATAGAACTGGTCTATATGAGCGTTCTGAAAATTTAAGAAATCAAATGAGAAAAATGTCTCAGAGAGAAATCTCAGAAAATCAAATGAGATTGTTTAAGGATTATTTGCATGATGCTAGTAACAAAAGTTATAGTAAAAAATTCATGCAATAATAAATTTATATTAAATGGGTATCGGTGAAACTGTTATTATGGGAAATTGAAAAGAGATTGAAATGAGTAAACTTAATGTCCTAATTTTAGGATTATGGGTCAAAACTTCCTCTCATAGTTAAATCAAAACAAGATATTGAGGAGTCAAATATGACTGATAGAACAGATGATGATCTTGCGCTTGAAAACGATGATGCAGAAATCGAAGAAATGGCGCACGATCCTAAAAAAGCGGAAGAGCAATCAGTAGATTCAGTTAATAAAGCTGGAAAAGTTACTGGTCGGGCAAAATCGCGTAAAGGTGATAAGAGCAATTCTCAGGCCAGCGAACTAAAAGCTGTTGCCAAAGAGGATTTCGAAGATGATCTTGAAGCACTTATTTCTGAAGAAGCATCACTTTCTGAAGGCTTTAAAGATAAGGCTGTCACAATTTTTGAGGCAGTTATCAATTCCAAAGTAAAAGCTGAAATTGATTATCTTGAAGAAGCATATGAAGAAAAACTAACTGAGGAACTTGAGGTTTATAAAGAATCCCTAGTATCCGATGTTGATGCTTATTTGCAACTTGTGGTCGAAACGTGGATGAAGGAAAACGAAATTGCAATTGAACAAGGTCTACGGACTGAAATTGCAGAGAACTTCATGGAAGGTCTCAAAGAATTGTTTATGGAATCTTACATTGAAGTTCCTGAAACACAAATCGACGTTGTGGATGAATTGGCAAGTGAACTCGATGAAATGCATGAAAAGGTTAATACTTATACAGAAACCATGCTTTCAATGAATGAGGATCTAGAAGCTTACATGAAACGTGATGTAATTCTAGAAAATACCTCAGGTCTTGCTGAAACAGAAATTGAAAAACTATTTTCGCTGACGGAAGAACTAGATTTTGAAGATGCTGAATCCTTTTCTGAAAAGGTTCAGACCATCAAAAAGTCTTATTTCAAACGTGATGTAAATGAAGAATCGGTTGATGAAACTGATGATCTTTTGGACGGAAAAGATATGGGCGCAGTTGCCGAAATCAGTAACGATTCCATGTCGAAGTATGTTGCAGCAATTCGCCGTCAGCATAGAGAATAATAAAAATAAAAAAATACTAGGAGAAAAAAACTATGTACGATACCCAAAATCAAACGCCTAACTACAACTCCCTTGTGGAGAAGTGGGCGTCCGTTCTAAACGAAGAATCAGCAACAAGTATTACTGACTACCACAAGAAATCAGTAACCGCTGTTCTTTTGGAAAACCAAGAACGCGCGATCAACGAAGAAGCGGCTATGATTAATGAAGGCACTGGCACAACTTCTAACAACACAACTTCGGCATCTAACTGGAATCCAATTCTAATTAGCCTTGTCCGTCGTGCTATGCCTAACCTTGTTGCTTATGATATCTGCGGCGTTCAGCCAATGACTGGACCAACTGGTCTTATCTTCGCAATGAAATCACGCTATGGTGATGGTGCAACTTCGTCAACAGAAGCTCTGTTTAACGAAGCTAACACATTATACTCAGGTGACTCCTCAGCAACCGCTCAGGATTCATCGTCATCAGGTCTTTCCGGTCTTACGGACTCCAACTCGGATTCCAGCATCGACAATGATCGTCTTGGACCATACTATGGTGGTGGTATGCCCACTGATGACGCAGAAGCTCTAGGCTCAACAGCAGGCTCGACCTTCAACGACATGGGCTTCACTATCGAAAAGGCAACGGTTACTGCCAAGTCGCGCGCTCTACAAGCTGATTACAGCCTAGAACTTGCACAAGACTTGAAAGCGATCCACGGCCTTGACGCCGAGACAGAATTGGCTAACATCCTAACGACTGAAATCCTTGCTGAAATCAATCGTGAAGTTGTTCGTACAATCAACAGTCAAGCTAAGACTGGTGCGACACAAGCTAACACCGCTGTTGGTGGTATCTTTGATCTTTCAACAGATGCCGACGGTCGTTGGTCAGTAGAAAAGTTTAAAGGTCTAGTTGTTCAAATCGAACGCGAAGCCAACCAGATTGCAAAAGATACTCGTAGAGGTAAAGGCAACTTCATCCTATGTTCTTCGGATGTTGCATC